ATGTCTTGCGCACTTTCAACTACGACTATCGAAACAACCACGCTATCCCAAAGATCATGCAGCAGGTGATGAAATGGGAACGCAAGTATAAGAAACAAGTTCGTCTGTCACGCAAGCATAAATAATTTAGTTATTCTAATTATGAGAGACGATTAATGGCACAAGAAGGATTTGCTTACGAAGAAAGAGCATATGCTGCTTTGCAGAAATATAAAATTTCTACAGGTGGCACTGCAGGCGCATCACACGATAAACCAGACCTGACCATTCAGAACAGAGAGAACAAGAAAACTGGTTGCGAGTTAAAGAACTCACCAACTGCTGCAGGTTCTATGGTTCTAAAATACGTTAAGGGTAACTGGGGATTTGGTGATGCTGGTGATGAGGGTGCTAATCCTGAAAAAGAATTTTTACAGGCTCTCGGTAAAAGCGCAAGACTGCTTGAAAAAATGACTTCTCAATGGCGTGGTAAAACACCAATGCTACAGAATGATGCTTCTGGTAAGAAAATGCTCGTAGAAGGTAGCTGGAGTGTTCTTGCTGATAAGAAACGTGCTTACGAGCATGACTTGAAAACATTTGGTGCGCAAAATGAAGTTCATATTAATGTTGGCGCAAAAGCAGTTTGTGATTACTATTTGAAAAAGAAATGCTCTTATATAAATGTAGGCACTCATGGTTTCTTTACATTAAATGGAAAAGATGATCTTGGGTTAAACGCTAATCTTAAAAAACTTGGGCAACCACCTATACCAAATTTCGCAACTAGCGCAGATTGTAAAATTCGTGTTCGAGTTCAGTTAAAAAGTAGCTCGAAGTCTGACTATCAATTTGTTATGACATTACAGTTTAGTAATGTCAAAAAATCTCCATATAACATAGCACCATTAAGAGCAGGGTCAAAATCTGACATTGATTTGGTTAAATTAGCCAAAGACCCTCTTGTAATGGCATTCTAATAGGGTTATAATCCCCTCAAAGTTGTAGGGTTATTACTTTACTTTAATGCAAAAATCAGGTATAATAGTTATATGAAGACGTTGAAGACTATCATTGCAGAAGAGAAGAATGTGCATATGGAGCATATTGAAGATCTCGTGTTCAATGAAGGTTCAGCTGGCGTCAACAAAGCAATCAAATTCCTCAAAGACCTGCGTGATATGTTGGCAGGTACATCTACTAAAAAAGTTACAGCAACTGTAAAGTGGGATGGTGCTCCTGCTGTGTTTGCTGGTATTGACCCACGCGATAAAAAGTTCTTTGTCGCTAAGAAGGGTGTCTTCAATAAGAATCCTAAAGTATATAAAACAGCAGCGGAGATTGATGCTGATACCGATGGCGATCTGGCATTGAAACTTAAGATTGCTTTGACTGAGTTTAAGAAACTGGGTATTAAGTCTGGCGTATATCAAGGTGACTTGATGTTCACATCAGCAGATATTAAAACGCAAGCAATCAATGGTGAGAAGTATCTCACATTCCATCCGAACACTATCGTTTACGCAGTTCCATTGGCTAGTGAACTGGCAAAGAAAATTAAAACTGCAAAGATCGGTGTCGTGTGGCATACAACATACACTGGCTCTTCATTTGAGTCAATGACCGCATCTTTTGGTAAAGGTATAGTAACTAAGATGACTCATGTTCCATCTGTTTGGATGGACGACGCTAACTACAAAGATTACTCTGGCGTTGCCAACTTCAGCGCAGCAGAAACAAAACAAATTGATTCTATAATCTCTAATCTTGAAACCAAATTCTTAAAGATTAATGACGCAACATTAAATGCGATTAGTCAAGATGAAGACTTACTTGTTCTAGTTAAAACATATAACAATACTAAGATTCGTTCTGGTGAAAAAGTAGAAAACGTAAGTGCGCATGTCGAAGGATTGTTCCACTACATCTATGATAAATATCAGAAAGAGATAGATTCCAAGAAAACAGAAAAGGGCAAATCCGCTCAGGAAGAGAAACGTAAGAAAATTTTAGCATTCTTCGCCAACCATCCAAAAGCACAGATCGAGAAGTTATTCGATCTGGCGAATGCCATAGCAGATGCAAAACTTCCAATTATCAATAAGATGAACCAAGCAGGACACATAGCCACCTTCGTTAAAACCCCAAGTGGATTTAAGATCACAGGAGTAGAAGGATTCGTCGCAATCGATCACCTGAAGGGTGGGGCAGTGAAGATAGTTGACCGAATGGAGTTTAGCCGCAACAACTTTAGCGCAGAGATTATCAAAGGATGGCAGCGATGAGCGGAGACTTGAACGAACTATTTAAATTGGTTTCTGATGCGAAGAAGAATAGTCCTGTTGCTAAACAAACTAAAGAGATAAAAGAAAACATTCAAGGCGGACTTAGTGATTTGTTTTCAGAAATGGCTAGATTAAAAGCCAACGATCCTGTTGCTCAGAAAAACAAAAAGATTGAAGATCAAGTTCGCGAATCAGTTGAGACTGATCTTCACTCTTTGTTCTCTGAACTTGCTTCGTTAAATAAACAAAAAGAAGAAATAATACAAGAGCAGATAAAAGAGGAACATAAAGTTCTAACAGAAGTAGTTCCTCTTCCAACTCCAATTGGAGAAGTTCCTCCATCTCAACAAGTTGTTCCAACATTACCATTGACAGGTTTAGATAAATGGTTAGCGACGCCAAAGACAACTATTGATAATACATCAGAAAATGATCTGTCATTAATCAATAAGAAGATCAAGTTCTTAGAGCAGTGGATCGGCAAGATTCAAAATGCTGGACCAGGATCTGGTGAAGTCAATCTACGTTATCTAGATGATGTTAAACGAGACACGATTGCTGATGGTCGCTGGTTAAAATACTCAGAAGCAGATAAAAAGTTTATATTTGATGAGATCAATCCGTATGAAGTTGTATATAATACAACTGAAGTTACAACACCGACATATACAGTAGATGATAATGACTACTACATCGGTGTTAATTACGCTGGTCCAGTTACAATAACATTACCAGCAACTGCTAATTCTGGCAGAATGCTTATTATCAAAGACGAAGATGGTGACGCAGAAATTAATCCTATTACCGTACTTGGGACTGTTGATAACGATGCTGGTGGATTTATAATTCAAATTAACAATGGAGCCATACAGATGATATATCGTAATGGCTGGAGAATAGTATGACATATTTGTTTACAAACAATCAAGAAGTTAAAAATGATATCGGCAATCCATTACCAATATCAAAGAATACAACAGTAAACTCTGCTGATAATCCAATATATGTAGATGCTCAAACGACTCCATCAGGTGGTGGTAACGATGCATTCGGTAGACAGCGTGTTAGTGAGCCATTTACACTAGGAGATTATAAACATCTATTTGCTCTTGATCCTAACTTTGTAGATAAAACATTAAATGGTGGTTCTATAACCTTTCTTTTGAACAAAGCATGTGCCCAATTAACAACTACCAGCAACACATCGTCATATGCTGCTCACCAAACTAAATTTTATCATCACTATCAGCCAGGAAAGTCACAAACAATTCTATCCTCTATTTGTTTTGGATATGCTCAAAGAAATGTAACAAAAAGAACTGGATACTTTGATGACAGAGATGGTATCTATTTTGAACAAGTTGGTTCTGATACTAGTGATGGAACAAACAATGGAACACTTAACTTTGTAGTAAGAAGTTATGTTTCTGGATCACCAAGTGAAGCTACACAGGGTGCATATGTTCGTAGAGTTCCACAACATTTATGGAATGTAGACAAATGTGATGGTACAGGTGCTAGTGGATTTAATATTAACATGTCAAAGACTCAACTCATTTATATGGACTTTCAATGGTTAGGTGTTGGTAGAATTCGAGTTGGATTTGTTCATGATGGAACATACATCGTTGCTCATGAATATAATTGCAGTAATGTATTAAGTGAAGTTTATATTTCAAATCCTAATCTTCCTGTTCGTTGTGAAATTCTTAATACAGGAACAACTACTGGTGGAAGTTTAGATCAAATCTGTGCTACTGTTATTAGCGAGGGTGGATACTCACAGAATGGTATTGACTGGGCGATTGCTCCGTTAGCAAGAACGACTGCAACTCCATCAGCAACACCACTTCCTTTGGTTGCTATCAGACTAAAAAATACATTTAATGGTTATCCGAATAGAATCACTGCTAGATTAAATCATATTTCTTTTTATGCAGAAACGAATAGCGTATATTATCAGGTAGTGAAACTTCCTTCAGCTGCATCCCTAACGGGAACTGTAACTTGGCAGTCTGTTAATGATGATAGTGCTGTCGAATATTCGGTTACTCAAACAGGGTATGTTGAAGCAGACGGAGATATGTTATCCGCTGGGTTCATTCCAGCTGGTGCTTCTCAAAACTCTTTATCTCCAGTTAATTCTGGGGAACTAACTAGTGCTAAGAAAAATGCTTTAAATCAAAATTTTGACTCCAATAACTCTGAAGTTTATGTTATCGTGGTTAAAACTATTACAACCGGAGGAAATGCCACCGCCACTGTGGGCGCAGCACTCCAGTGGAGAGAAATTTATTAACGACTAAATAATACATTAGTTCAATTTATAGATGGGTCAAATGAAAAGATACAGCCAGTTCCTAAAGGAACTTCCCTCAAAAACCGTAGTTTTAGCATTCGGGCGGTTCAATCCCCCAACAATTGGTCACGAACTGCTCATCAAAGCGGTCAAAAAGGTTGCAAAAACTCATAATGCAGACCACTCAATCTACGCCTCCAAGACTACCGATACCAAAAAGAACCCACTAACGGTAGACAAGAAAGTCAAATACCTGAAGTTGATGTTCCCAGGAACCAACTTTGTAGCTGCTAATGATCAAGAAAGAACTTTCTTAGAGGCAGCTAAACACCTAAACAAGAAGTATAAGAATCTCATAATGGTCGCAGGAAGCGATCGAGTCCAGGAATTTACTCGCCTGTTGAATACCTACAATGGAAAAGAGTTCAAATACGATACAGTCGAAGTAGTTTCGGCTGGAGAGCGCGACCCAGATGCAGACGATGCTTCTGGTATGTCAGCCAGCAAAATGAGAGCGTTGGCTTCCAAGGGTGACTACTCAGAATTTAAGAAGGGTCTTCCTTCTTCCATACGCGATATCGATGGTCGTCGTTTAATGAATGACGTTCGCCAGGGTATGGGACTTGATATGGTCAAGGAAGATATTATATTGGTTAAAGATACCCTACGTGAGCAGTATTTCCTTGGAGATATATTCAATGTTGGTGATATTGTAGAGTCCAGCGGAGTTAAGTATGAGATCGTCAAACGTGGATCTAATCATCTGCTGCTCAAAGAAGAATCTGGTAAACTTGTTTCTAAATGGATCCAAGACGTAAATATTGCTGAAGATGTACAACCTGGATATGCACCCAAAGAAATTTCTTTCGATGGATATACCACGAAAAACTTTCATCACCATGAAGATGCGGTAAAAGCATTTCAGGATACTATATCTAGATTCGGTAGCACTCACAGAGAGATCGTAAAGACAGCGTTGACTGCAACTGATAAATATATGCAGTTAAACGATATGCATATAGCCAGCGGAGAAGCTCCAACTGGTGAAGAAATAAAACAGTGGATTGAGTCACACGGTGTTGCAAAACAGGCACTAGATAATATCGGAGAATTTTTACACCACGAAGATTACTGGCATCAGCATCGCCATGAGTTAGAAATAATGCTGAATCAATATAAAGATAAAGGTGCAGAATCTGTGGCAGAGGAAACTATGAAGACAGAACCAAAAAGTTATAAGGATTTTGTAAGCGATCTTAGAACAGATATAGAAGATCCATTTACAAACACGCCTGTTCAAGATCAACCAGAAACTGGTTTAGTTGGTCACACTCTTCACAGTGAGCCACTTGACACTTACATGCGCCACAGAAAAGTTAAGTATCAACTTGGTGAGGGTGTCCATCCTGCTATAGGATATTCTAATCCGGATAGAACTGTAAAAAAAGGTCCAGAATCAAACCCATTTAGAAAACAAAAAACTGCTGCAGACATTGAGAAAATTAAGAAGGCTAAGGCAGATGATGCTAAGAAATCTGCTAAAGCGCAAGGTGGGATATACAAAAAACAAAGTAATACACAGAGAAATCAAACAGTTAAAGGATATATGGATCTGCTAAAACAGATCGGTGAATCCAGCAGTAAACTTAGCAGTCAAAGAGAAACTTCAACTCCAGTTTATGATGCGCATATCAAAGGTAACTCTGATTACTCATCTATTGTTAAGAAACATGGTGCCTTTAAAACAAGAGAAATTATTCACGGTCTTTCAAAAGAAAGAGATTCTCTGCGTAAACATTCTGGCGAGTGGGCAGGTCCTGCTCATGTAAGAAATCATGACTTTGCTATTCGCGGATTGAAAAAAGCAATTGGTGAAGAAGTAGAACTTGACGAATCGCACGTAGAGTTTAGAATCGATCATCGTCAGAAAGTTGCTCCTGGTCATGAAAAAACATTTAAGGATCATGACGCTAAAGTTTCAGAAATAAGCGACAAAGCAACATATGTAAAAGTTCCTGCTGATAAAGCAAATTCGTTTAAAGCAGCAATGAAGTCTAAACATAATACGCACTTAGAACTTGCCGAAGAAACATCGCCAATGATTAAACCACCAAGCAACAGATTTGATGATAAGAAATCTGCATTCGCTCATGCCAAAGAGCATGGTGGTAAAGTATATAAACGTGAATATGTTAATCCAAGAACAGGTACAAAGCAAACGCATTTTGTAGTTAAAGAAAGTTACGACGAAATTCAATCAGCTGATTACAAAACTGATTCTAAAGGTAAAAAATACGCTGCTCGCCACATAGTATTTAAGAACGGCGAAGAAGAAAGTGACGAAGAAAAAGCAAAACATCAGCGCGAGCAAATCGAACTTGAAGAAAAGAAAAGAATTAAAGAAACTCCAGTTAAAGATGATTCTGCTCAGTTAGGTGATGAGGAAGATAAAGGAAATGATGCATTCTTTGAAGAGGAAGAGTTTGATATAGAAGATATGTCTGATGATGAGCTGGACAAGATGGCTGGCGAAATCGAAGATGAAGACGACATTATGGATGAATACGAAGACGATGAGTTTTCCATTGTTGACGATGAAACTGGTGAAGAACTGCCAGAAGATGAAGACGAAAAAGAAATCAAAGAGGCTGCTCTATATGAAGTTCTTTCTCGCATGGAAAGAATGAGAGCTAAGGCAAGAATGCGTCGCACCAAAGCAAAACGTGAGCGTGCTACAAAAATCGCACTAAAGCGTTACTCATCAAATCCAACTATCAATAAGAGATCACGTCGTCTAGCTATCAAACTTATGAAGAAAAGATTGCTTCGTGGTCGGGATCCATCAAAAATTTCTGTTGGCGAGAAGGAAAGAATTGAACGTGTTATTGAGAAAAGAAAAAAGATAATTGGACGTTTGGCTATGCGTCTTGCACCACGTGTTCGTAAAATAGAGAAGGCTAGATTATCTCATACAAAGTTTACACAAGGAGCGCCAAATGTTGCATTTTAAAGAGTGGCACGTAAGAGGAAATATTACAGAAGAAAATGACCCAAGAGAATATGACTTTGAGGGTGACATGGCAAAGGGAGATTTAAGAAGCATTATAGTGAACGCAAAACGTGTGCATGATATGCTTGAGGATAATACTAATCTTCCAGAGTGGGTTCAATCTAAAATTACAAAAGCAGAAGATTATATCTCTACTGTCGCTAATTATCTTTCCAGTGAGTCCATGAAGGAAGAAGTTGAGCAAGAAGATCTTGATGAAGCAAAGTATCAGGGTAGAGAAGTTCCATTGAACAAACCAATGGCTGGGGACGTCAAGAAATCTAAAGTTTTCGTTAAAGATCCATCTACAGGAAACATTAAAAAAGTAAACTTCGGTGATAAAACACTAAGTATTAAAAAACATATGCCCAACAGAAAGAAAAGTTATTGCGCACGTTCTTCTGGGCAGGGTAATTTAACTGATAAAACAAAAGCGAATTATTGGTCTCGCAGAGCATGGGATTGTTAATGGATGAATTAAAAGCTGCCTTACGAATAGTATTAGCGAACAAATTTCTGATGTATTTTAAAGCGCAATCCTATCACTGGAATGTGGAGGGAATGTTTTTCCCACAGCTGCACGATTTCTTCGGTAAAATATACGAAGAGGTTTATGGTTCCATTGATACTGCAGCAGAAGAACTTAGAGCGTTAGATGCCTATGCACCAGTTAGTATTAACGAACTATACAATTATGCTACTGTTGAGGAAGATTTGGCGGAACCACCTGCACCTTCTGATATGATTCAGAACCTGTTCATAGCAAATGCAAAGGTTATTGAGAGCCTAAATAGTTTATTCGAACTCGCAGATAAACAGAACGAACAAGGATTGGCAGATTTTGCCGCAGCAAGATTAGATGCTCATAAAAAACATGCTTGGATGCTTTCTTCCATGTTAAAGGAAAAATAAATGAAAAAGTTCTTATCTTTTCAAAAAGAATTCAATGAATCTTCTGCTTATGGTAGAATTAGCTCTAGATTTAAAACACTATCTGGTCGTTCATTAGATGCAGCTGCAAAAGAGCATGGTGACGAGGCTAAAAAACTTCAAAAAGAAATAGAAGCGCAACAAAAAGAAATAGATCGTCGTAAGGCTGCAATGAAACAGGAAGAAGTTCATATTTCTGAGGCTACTGTAAAAACCCAAAAATATTCATGGGGAACTATGAAGACTGTGCATCATGGTTCTGACTTCTCTATTCCTTTACATCCAGAACACCACCAAGCAATCGCTAAACTAAAAGACGAACAAGAACATAAGTTTAAAGATGAGACTGGTCGTCATTGGACTGCTCGTCGCAAAGGCGATGAAGTTCATTTCCAGGGGGCTAATAATGGTCGTTCTACTAAAGTCAAACACTCTGATCTAAAAGAAGAAGTTGAGCAAGTCGAAGAAAAGATGGATATGGCTAAAGCAAAGATGGGTGATGTTATCAAAGATTTTCAAAAGTCAGATGCTCCACAATTCGCAGGTAAAAGCAAAGAAAAGCGTCGTGAAATGGCAATTGCTGCTAAACTTGGAGCAGAACGTGACATGAAAGAGGATACTAACAAGGACGGAAAAACCATGCTTAGATTTAAAGATATTGCAGAACAGTTAAAAGGTAAACAGCATAAAATTGACGTAGATAAAGACGGAAAGATCGAAGCCGAAGATCTGGCCAAGCTGCGTGCTAAAAAAATGAAAGAAGAACTGGAACTAGATGAGTTGAATAAATCTACTCTTGCTTCATATGCTAAGAAAGCATCAAAAGATGCACGCATTAAAAGTATGGTTTCAAAAGACCTGGAACACAGAAGCGAAACATCTAGAAAAGATTCCAATAAAACATCTTTTTCTAATGCTGCAACTGATTGGAAAAAGAAAGCGTGGAAACGTGAAGCTGGTGTAAACAAAGCAGTTGATCGTTTAACTAAAGAAGAAGTAGCTAAAGCTACTGGTGATTTAAAAGATGCTTGCTGGAAAGGTTATACCGCAGTTGGCATGAAGATGAAGAACGGCAAGAAAGTTCCTAACTGTGTTCCAGTTAAGGAAGGTGTCTTTGGTGCACTGGCAGGTGGTGTTCTTGGTGGTTTAGCTGGTGGACCATTGGGTGCTGCAGCAGGTGCTTATCTTGGACACAAGGCACAACAAGCTGGTAACAATGCAAAAGAAGTTAATAAAAAACTTAAGAAAGAAGAAGTTGAGCAGATTGATGAATTAAGTTTTAATACTCTGGCTAGCTACGCATCAAAGGTTGATCAAAAAGATAAACAGCCACTATCAAAGAAACGTCAAGCTGGATATAATTCTGCTGTAGAACGTATGTCAAAAGCAGCACAGACAGCTGATTTGAAAAAGTGGGGTAAAATTTCAGATTCAGTAGAATACAATTTCGACAACGAAGGAAACCTTATGCCAAATCCAGTATCATTTAAACAATTTTTAGGTCAGTTAGATGAGATCAAGATGGCTGATCTACCTTCACGTAAAGTATCTGGACGTGGTTATGGTACGGAATATTATAAGAAAGAAGCGGAAAAAGATAAAAGTGGATATGATGACGAGAAGAAAGAAAAGTCAGAAGTGAAGCGTGGTCGTGGTCGCCCAGTAGGATCTACTTCTGGCGCAAGACAAAAAGGTTCAACAACTGGGAAGAAACGTAGTGGTGTAGAAATGACTGGCTACCCATTACACCTTCCAAATAAAAACTAAGGAATTAAGATGGCGCTATGGACAAATATTGACGAAGAAGCAGGTAAACCAAAGTACCTATCTTCAGCAGATAAAGCAAACACAGTTGGTGTAAGCCCACTTGAAGCTACTGCAAATAATTTAACTGCAGGTTGGAATTTAAAAACAACTGGTACTGGTGGTCGTGCTGGTCGTGTATTCTATGAAACTTTGGTTGCGATGGGTTCAATGACTGGTGATAATGATAGCATTACACCGGAAATAGTAATTTCTTTGACAAATGCATATGCTACTAAGTTGGTCGGGCAATCGCATACAATTTCAGCGTTTGCACTAGTTGATCCTGCACAAGCTGCTACATTTACGTATCAGTGGCAAGAATCTGCTGATGATGGTACAACATGGGCGACTGCACCTGGAACTTCAAATACCAGTACATATACAACTAACTGCCCAACTGCTGGAACTTTTAACTATCGTGTTTTAGTTTCTTCAAATGTAGCAGATACACAAATTTCATCAAGCGGAATAATAATTGTTGTCGCACCATAAAATAAAAACTAAGGAGAAATAAAGATGGCACTTTGGGGAAATATAGATCAAGCAGCAGATAAACCAAAATATCTGAATACTGCTGATACAGCAGCTGTTGAGGGAATCTCTGCAGCAGAAGCAGCAACACCAGGCAATAAAGCGAAAGGTGTTCAGCATCCAGGTTGGGTTCTTTATAGAACTTATACTGATGCTCAAGGGAACACTCGTCATAAATCAGAAACATTAGTTGCTATGAGTACTATTTCTGGCGACGATAATACTGATGACACAACAATTGGTATTGATCCAGTTATTACTATTGGAACACAACCATCACCACTTAGTGTTACTTCGCCTACTGCAGCTACATTTACAGTAGTATCCACAATTAACAATGGTGGTGCATTGTCATATCAGTGGCAAGTTTCTACTAACGCTGGAACAACATGGTCAAATATCACTGGAGAAACAGGAACTACTCTGAATATTAGTGATACTGATCAAGAGTATCTAACTGCTAACCAGTTCCGTGTTATTGTTTCCTCAACAGGTGCTACATCTGTAACATCTAATGCAGTAACTTTAACAATAGCATAAATAATCTAGTAACCTAGAACGAGGTGGGATTGTAACAAATCCCACCAATTTATATTTTTAATAGGAGAGCCAAATGGCAGATCAAAAAATATCTGAACTAACAGCAGCAACTTCTGCTGCATCAGCTGATTTACTTCCAATCGTACAAGGTGGTAGCAACAAGAAACTAACTGTTGCTAACTTTCTTGCAAATTTAAATAGCCCAGTAATTGTTAACGCAGCAGGTGCTGACCAGGATACACGTATCCTCGGTAATAATGACGACGATCTTTTCTACGTCAATGCTGGCGACGATAAGATTGGTATCGGTACACAAACCCCAACAGAAAAACTAGACGTTGACGGAAACATAGCATATAATGGTTTCCTGCGGGCAGGTGGAACACCACAGATCATCCAAGGTCAAGGCGCACAAATTATCAGTTTGACCAGCGCAGTTACTTTGATTCATCCAGAAGGTTCTACTCAGTATGTTTTAGCAAACGGTGTTGCTGGTCAATACAAAACTATTATTTGTAGACAACATGCTGGCGGTCCAGCAGTTCTACTTCCACAAACTCCAGGAACCAACTACGCAACAATTACTTTCACTGGAACTGGTTCTACTGTTACTCTGTTATGGGTTGGTAGCAAATGGTGGATCGTTTCGGCATACGCAGTGACAGTTAGTCTGTAATTAGTTTTCTTTCGTTATGGAAATTTTGAACGAAAATAATTTCATTGTGTATTGTATGCGCAATTATGATAATCCTCAGTGCCATAGCATTGAGGAGTTTGACGAAGATCTTAAAAGATTTTTGTATCTTAAGAAATTACTTTCTCGTTATAAAAAGAATGGTGATTTGAAGGAACGACTTATATTAAATCACCTTGTAGTTTTATACAACGTATTTGGTGATGCGACTCTGAATATGTTGTTTTACAAAGTTGACAAAGAGTGTTGGGATTCTCTAATAACCTTTCTAGTTTACCTGGAGAGAATGCCTGAAGAGATTCCCAACTACTCAATTATATTGTCAGATATTGCATTAGACGAAACTATTATTTCTTGTTTAAGAAAAATATAAGGGAATAAAATGTCAAGACTTGTTGATAACATGATTGCTTTTAGAATTCTTTCTATGCTTGTAAAGCCATTTAAAGAAACAGAAGCATTTCGTCTTGGTATTATAGACGACAAAGGTAAGAACTTAAAGAAGTCTTATCAGTTAACAAGTGATGAGCGAGATGCTTATACGTATCTGCATCGTTTGGCGTTCAATCTAAAAAAGATTCTCCTCAAACTTCCAGGTGGAGATAGTAAATTAAAGAACCTAGTAGCTGCTTTGTATCTCGTTAAAGAGTATCATGAAACTAACAATCGTAGTATGTCATTGATGGAAGATAGATTTAATAAAATCCTCGAGGCAGTCGAAAACAATGTATATCTCGTAGAAGAAGAAATACAAGTTAAAAAGTTTTTCGAAGAAGCACCTGCAAATAATACAGCTGGTGCTTCTGTTTCAGAACCAAAGATTGGCAAAAAAGATATTAGCAAATACCAAGTGATGGCGAGAAGGAAGAAACCAATCAATGTTCCTGCTTAGTTTTATACCTGATGCGCTAATACAATTAGTAGTCAACGGGGTTTTAATTGCAGGTATAGTTGGCTGTGTAGTATCGTTTTTCTTTGGCTTCTTCGTCAGATGGATGCCATGGATTATTCCTTACCGAATGATCCTACAACTTTTAGGATTGATTCTGCTTATTGCTGGTGTATACTTTAAGGGTGGTGTTGGCGTCGAGATGGAATGGCGCGAGCGAGTTAAAGTTGCGCAAGAACAAGTTAAGGCAGCAGAAGAAAGAGCAGAAAAGATAAATAAAGATCTCGAGCAAACGAAAAAAGAAAAAGACAGAGCAGTTGCTGAATCTAAGGCAAAGATAAAAGAAACAATCGTTATTCAAGCTACAACAATTGATGAGAAATGCAAAGTAGCACCAGAAGTACTTAGTATTATAAATGATGCTGCGAAGAAACCGAAATGAAAATTATATTATTACTTCCAGCAGTTTTATTAACAGGTTGTTTGAGTTTTACGGCACCCGTCAAGCAAAAGTTTCCAGAAGTTCCAAAAGAACTACTTGAAACTTGCCCAGAGTTGAAACTTGTAGAGTCTACAGAGAAACTTTCTGACGTGTTGAGTGTTATCAATGAAAATTATTCAGAATACCATTCCTGCAGAGTGAAGATAGACGCATGGATACAGTGGTATAGATTTCAGAAAGATAATTTTGGAAAATAACATGGAACACATGGATCAGGAAAGAATCGCAAAATTGGAAACTCAAGTAGAGACGATCAAGGAAGACGTGGCAGAAGTTAAGCAAGACATCAAAGAAATACATTCTCGTATCACAACTCAAACAAGAGAGATTGTTGATAAGATGGATGATATGCAAACTCGTCTAGAGCATAAGATGAATGCAAATGCTCAGATATCACAACAGCAACACCAAGAAATTCACAAGCAAATATCTGACGATGTGGATAAATTAGGATCTAGAGTTAGTGATCTTGAGAAATGGAAATGGTATGTTATTGGCGGAGCTGCAGTAATAGGTTATCTTGTTGCACATCTAGCGGATATTGTAAACGTAGTAAAATAACTTGCTTTTTATTATGCTGTAGGGTATAATTATACTCTACTATGAGGAGATTATGCTTTACATTGACAAAAAGTATGCAAGTATTCTTGGTGGTCGACTAAGAAACTTTAAGCAGAAGAATGATTATCTGTGGAACTTCAGTTGCCCTGTCTGCGGTGACAGTTCTACAAACAAATTGAAGGCACGAGGATATATCTATCGCGCCAAATCAGATCTATTTGTTAAATGTCATAACTGTGGTTATGGAACTAATCTTGGAAATCTGATTAAACATGTTGATCAAAAGTTATATGATGAGTATGTCTTAGAGCGTTACAAAGCTGGCGCCACAAAATATAATGATCACAAAGAAGTAAAATTACCAGAGTCAACTCCAGTTTTATTAGAAGATAATGTTCTGTCTTCTTTGAAGCGTATTGATTTACTGGAAGAAAATCACCCAGCAGTAAAATATGTATCGAATCGGAAAATACCGAAAGATAAGTGGAGACATCTTTACTTCGCACCAAAGTTTAAGAAGTTTACTAACTCGGTCTCGCCAAAGTTTGTAGAACCAATTGAAGGTGAGCACCCAAGAATGATTATACCTTTCTTCACGAAAGAGAGTAAATGTTTCGCTTTCCAAGCCAGAGCGTATGGTGATGAGGAGCCTAAGTATTATACAATCAAAATCGATGAAGATCTGGAAAAGATCTATGGACTTGAGCGCATAGATTTATCTAAAAAGATTTACGTTGTGGAAGGACCAATTGACTCTCTATTCCTCCCCAATGCAATAGCTGTGAGTGGTGCTAGTTTTGATACACCGACAATAAAGTCTTTACTGACTAACGCTGTAATTGTGATTGATAATGAACCCAGAAATAAAGAGATCGTTAAACAGCTGGGTAAGTACATTGAGGAAGGGTATAGCGTTTGTATGTTTCCAGATTTCGTAATGGAAAAAGATATTAATGAGATGATTTTACATGGCAAAACGCCTGACGAAATTCTTGAAATGATAAATACAAACACCTTCTCTGGTCTGGAAGCGAAACTTAGATATGGTACATGGAGAAAAGTATGAATGTGAAGTTAATTAGTTATTCTCAACACGCAATTGATCCTGCCAAACAAGATGGTGTTGAAATTGATGTGATGAATATGCAGCAGCTGGTGGCTTTTTGTGCTAGGGTATCAAACCCCAGCAATCAAACAAATACAGAAACATCTGAGAAGTTAATTCGATATCTCATCAATCATAAACATTGGTCGCCATTAGAGATGGTTTCTGCGTGTTTAGAGATTGAAACTACACGTGATATAGCAAGACAAATATTACGTCATCGTTCTTTTTCATTCCAGGAGTTTAGCCAAAGATACGCAGATCCTACAAAAGATCTGTCGTTCGTTCTTCGTGAGCCACGACTACAAGATCCAAAAAATAGGCAGAACTCAATTGAGATAAATGGTTGGACTTTAGGTGAACAGAACCTAATGGAAGAATGGAAAAGAAAACAAGAAGATGTGCTGCGTGAGGTAGTTCATGCTTATGAATGGGCGATTAAAAATAACATCGCTAAAGAACAAGCAAGAGTAGTTTTACCAGAGGGGCTAACTATATCTAGAATGTATATGAATGGCACCTTACGTAGTTGGATACATTTTATTGAATTGCGCAGCGCCAATGGAACACAAAAAGAACACATGCTGGTGGCTCGTGAATGTGCTAAGGTAATCGCCAAAGTATTTCCTTTGGTTGACGAATTTGTAAGTAAATAATTATAACGGAGTTCGTATGGAAGATGTTGTGCATGGCATAAAGGTAGATTATTCGCGTGATGGTTTGTTTGACGAACTTGGGCTGCTGCGATTAAAAGAAAGTTATATGAGGGAAGAAGAATCATCCCCTCAAGAAAGATTCGCGTATGTCTCGTCTAAGTTTGGTAGTGATCTTGATCATGCTCAGCGGTTGTACAACTATTCGTCCAAGCATTGGTTGTCATATTCAACACCAATTCTATCCTTTGGGAGAAGCAAGAGGGGTTTGCCTATATCTTGTTTTTTAAACTATATTGAAGATACTGCGGAGGGTTTAGTTGATAATCTTAGTGAAACTAATTGGCTTAGTATGCTTGGTGGCGGTGTCGGCATTGGCTTTGGTATTCGTTCGACGGATGATAAATCTACTGGCGTTATGCCGCACCTCAAAATTTACGATGCGTCTAGTTTGGCTTATCGCCAAGGTCGCACTCGCCGTGGGTCTTATGCTGCTTATCTTGATATTTCCCATCCAGATATTATTGCTTTCTTAGAAATGAGAAAGCCAACAGGCGATCAAAACTTAAGAACATTAAACATGCATCACGGTATTAACATTCCTGATGCATTTATGGAACTGATTGAGAAGTGTATGATTGACCACGACGCAGATGATTCGTGGGAACTTAAAGATCCACACAGTGGAGAAATTCGCGAAGTGGTTTCTGCAAGAGAACTATGGCAGAGAATCCTTGAGATGCGTATGACTACAGGTGAACCATATCTGCATTTCATTGATACTTCTAATAAGCATTTACCACAGTGGTTGAAAGATAAGGGGCTAAAAGTCCATCAGTCAAACCTATGCTCAGAAATTATTCTGCCAACAAATGAAAAGCGTACTGCTGTTTGCTGTTTGTCTTCTTTAAACTTGGAGTATTATGATGACTGGAAAGATGACCCTTTGTTCCTTCGAGACGTTGCGGAAATGCTTGATAATGTTCTGCAGTATTTTATTGATAACGCACCCACTTCTATTTCCAGAGCTGTTTATTCTGCTACTCGTGAGCGCAGTATTGGCATCGGAGCATTAGGATGGCATGCTTATCTACAAAAGTGCAATCTGCCTTGGGAATCACCAATGGCAATTGGTCGTAACAAACAAATTTTTAAAACAATAAGAGAGAAATTAAATGTGGCTAATCAAGAACTTGGGTCCAGAAGAGGTGAAGCTCCTGATGCGGTGGGTACTGGGAATAGGTTTAGTCATCTTATGGCTATCGCTCCCAATGCTTCTTCTTCCATTCTCATGGGCAATACTAGTCCTAGCATTGAACCTTATCGTGCCAATGCTTATAGGCAGGATACTCTTTCGGGTTCTCACTTAAACAAAAATAGATATCTTGATAAGATTATTCAGGTCGAAGCGGAGAAACATAATGAAGGTTGGGCTGACGAAGTTTGGCGTACTATTATTGCGAATGATGGTAGCGTTCAGCACTTGGATTGGATGGACGAATGGACAAAAGATGTTTTCAAAACTTCTATGGAAATTGACCAGCGTTGGGTGGTGCAACATGCGGCAGATCGCCAACTTTGGATTGACCAAGCGCAATCTCTAAATGTATTTTTCCGTCCAGACAGCAACATTAAATACATACATGCGGTTCATTTTATGGCATGGAAACTTGGATTAAAGACGATGTATTATTGCCGCAGTGATAAGATTGCTAAGGCAGATAAAGTTGCCAAGCGTATTGAAAGAGAAGTTATCAAAGAGATTGATTTAACGGCACTGACCAAAGACGACGGTGCTTGTCTAGCCTGCGAAGGATAATTAATGGACGCATACGATCTATATTGGAAACTAAAAACACTTTGGATGGAAAACTGCAATAGAATCAGTGGAGTAACAACTAAAACAGCCCATATGGCTATAATGATCCCAACTGAGAATGGATATAGAGAAGTTCTTGGTGCAAAATACAATAAAGAAATTAATGCAATAGAATTAATATTAGAGGAACAAGAATGAAGACCAGTCTAAAACTAACAGACGAAAGAAATTACTTTAAACCATTTGAGTATGCTTGGGCATATGATGCATGGTTAAAGCATGAGCAAGCGCATTGGTTACATACAGAAGTGCCAATGGCAGAAGACGTGAAAGATTGGAAAAAGAAATTAACTAAAGAAGAAAAACATTTTTTAACAAACATCTTCCGTTTCTTTACGCAAGGTGACATTGACGTTGCTGGTGGCTATGTGAAGAACTATCTTCCATATTTTCCACAACCAGAAATTCGTATGATGCTTATGGGATTTGCTGCACGTGAAGCATTACACATTGCTGCATACTCTCACTTGATTGAAACTCTCGGAATGCCAGAATCAACTTATAATGAATTCCTTGAATATCAAGAAATGAAGGATAAGCACGACTATGTTTTGGATATTTCTGCCAAGAATACAACAAAGGAAAACACTGCTACGCACATTGCGGTCTTCTCTGCTTTTACGGAAGGAATGCAGTTGTTTAGCTCTTTCATTATGCTTCTTAATTTTCCCCGTCATGGTATTATGAAAGGTATGGGTCAAATTGTTACCTGGTCTATCGTTGATGAAACTATGCACGCTGAAAATATGATGCGTTTGTTTAAAGAGTTTATCAAAGAGAACCCAGAAATTTGGAATGATTCTTTGAAGAGCAAGATCTATAGCATTGCTGAGAAGATGGTTGATCTTGAAGATAAGTTTATTGACCTATCATTCGCTAACGAGCCAATGAGAAATCTGACTGCTGAAGATGTAAAGAAATATATTCGCTACATTGCGGATCGTCGTCTTATCGGTCTGGGTATGAAAGGTATCTTCAAAGTTAAGAAGAACCCACTACCATGGGTAGAGGAAATGATTAATGCACCAGTACATGGTAACTTTTTTGAGAATCGTGTTACTGACTATGCTAAAGGTGCTTTGTCTGGCACATGGGAAGATGTTTGGGCTAAAGCAGCATAATGTCCCATATTGTTGCTAATCTACCACCTGTAAAATGTTTTGTTCGCAGAGAGTTTCTCTATGATTTTGAAAAAGGTCATGGAGAACTCGAACCCTGCTGGTGGATAAGTATTAAGTCTTTAAGAGGACAAGCATTTCGCATAGAAGCATATTTAAATAACTATGGCGCTTTATATGATAAGTTGCCATTACATGCATTTTGTTGGAAACCAATTGATGGTGAGCCGTTACCGTTAGATTTTTTACAGCTGTGGGATTGTCTTTCGTATGATGTTACAGTATTAAAGAAAGCGCAACTCCAATCAATGCGTTGTAAAATAAAACTAAAAAATGGAGAATGGTTATATGGCGAGTATCTATTTACTGTTGACTCTGCTCATCCTGATTTTAATATTCTTGATACTGGATTTGCTGAAGATATCGAAGATCACAAATCTTATAATTTTATTCGCTGCGACAATGGGCAGTTTGCTGCTCAGCCAAACAATCGTATTATTATCTGTGAGCCATCATCTAATCCTCGGGAACTGAAGATGCCAGATTTTAAGGTAGCAACAAAACGCTGGTCTGTAGAAACAGATCCTAAATGGGCATTGGGAGATACTAATACCATAATGTATGAGGAAACGAAATGATATCTGTAAAAACATTGGTCGAGCTGGCAAAAGAGGTAGAGAATGAGGATCCTATAGATTGGGGAACTCTCTCTATTGATGAAGATACTGCATATAATATTATCGCATCTCAGGTGCTAGAAATATATAACACGAATGACCAACTCACTATGCTAGCAAGCATAACAAAGTTAATTGTGGAGAACTTTGTGCTAAATCTTAAACTACAAGGCATGAAATAATGACTACTAAATTTTTTGACTGCGAAGAATGTGGCGCAAGAGGAAAGATAATATTAAAGGGAGATGACCACACTAGCGAGGATTGCGTTTATTGCCCAGTGTGCTCTGCTGATATTTACGAGAACGAAGAGGAGGATGACGAAGAATGAAACTGACTATAGTCATAGCATCCATATTTTTAACAGGATGTTCTATCATACTACCGAAACCACACGATCCAGTTATGTTTGATCAGATGGTTGGTGTAAAGATTACATTAAACAACACTAAGTGTGCTGGCGATAAGAACTGGGATTCGTTATTTGATAAAGTTGAGAGATTAAAAGTCTATACTGAATTGAGAAAAGACCCACAGGCTAAATCTGTGGATGATTTACAAGTAGCACTAAAGAAGGCACATTCCTCAGCAAATCCAATATTTTGCGAGTCTGTGCTTAAAATTAACCGTGTCAGAGTTGACACTATTGCAGACGCATGGAGAGGAAGATGAGCATTTTACAACACATTAGAGCAGAGATTGATGTAGCATCCAATGATGCAGCTAAACTTCTAGCAGAAGAGATGATAAGTGTCGGCGAGCAGTATCAAGCTGGACAACTATCTAGAGATGAGTTCGAGTTTCTCATTGGAGAAATTGCTCAAGTTAGAGCACAACAAGAACTAGCAACTGATGAGATCGCTCAGCGATGGATTATCAATGCTGCTTCTGCTATTTTGTCAGCAGTATAAATGTGGACATATCAAGGAAACGAATTCTCTGAGATCCCAGAAGGATATACAGCATTCGTTTACTTGATAACAAACAAGAAAACTAATAAAAAGTATATTGGTAAGAAACTGTTTTATTTCTCAAGAAGCAAAACAGTAAAGGGTAAAAAGAAAAGAACTAAAATAGAATCTGACTGGAAAGATTACTGGTCTTCCTCAGAAGAAGTGCAAAAAGATGTTAAAGAGTTAGGTGAGGAAAACTTCACCAGAGAAATTATAAGACTCTGTGAGAATAAAGGGAGTGCATCTTATTTTGAAGCCAAAGAACAATTTATCAATGAAGTTTTGGAAAATCCCGATCAATGGTATAATGGTCAGATTCAAGTAAGAGTACATAGGACACACGTAAAAAAATGACATACTTACTTTTTGGAGTTGCGTTATCATTGTCAGCTGTGGCAGCATACTATGCCATCGCAGGACTAGTCGCAATCTTCGCAGCTGCAGCAATTCCTATTGCTATAATGGGATCATTGTTAGAAGCATCTAAACTTGTAGTCGCTTCATGGTTATACAGAAACTGGAAAGAGATACCTAGATTATTTAAGATATATTTCTTCACAGCACTAATTGTTTTAATGATGTTAACATCTATGGGTATTTTTGGGTTTTTATCCAAGGCACACTTAGATCAAGCAGTACCTACAGGTGATGTAGTATCAAAACTAAATCTCATTGATGAAAAGATTAAAATAGAAAAGGAGAATATTAATGCAGCTCGTACAGCAATTACTCAACTGGATGCGCAAGTCAACGCCACCCTCAGCAGATCAGACGACTCCAAAGGAGCAGAACGATCCATTGCCATCCGTAGAGGACAGCAAAACGAAAGAACCAAACTCGTCAACGAAATCGGCGCCAGCCAAGCGAAAATCGCCAAGTACAACGAAGAACGTGCGCCAATCGCCAGCGAAGTCCGCAAAGTCGAAGCCGAAGTCGGTCCGATAAAATATATCGCAGCACTTTTGTATGCAGACAACCCTGACGAAGATATTTTAGAGAAAGCAGTTAGGGTTGTTATTCTTCTTATAGTATTCGTTTTTGATCCATTAGCAGTATTGTTGTTAGTTGCTGCTAACTGGCAAATGAAGAAAGATTTCCCAGTAGTAAAACCACCCAAACCCAAAAAACAGACCCCATCACCACAACCAATTCCACCCCTGATAATTCCAGAGGAAGCCAAAACCATTGTTAAAGAGTTCTTTAAAAAAGAAGAGCCAAAGGTAGAGGTTCCCAAGGAAGAGCCAAAAAAGGACTGGGAGCCAGAAATCTACCAGAGGGTAGAAGAGCCCAAAAAAGAGTTGGGTAGGTATCTGTCTGAGGTAAATTCTGAGGTAAAGGGCATAGCCAAAGACGTCCAGGACCTGCAAAAAACCTAAATAGTGTTTAAGGAGGTTACGTAGTAAAATGAACAAAAAGGCATTATTGCTTTTTGTTATGTCTTCATTAGCAGTTTCTGATTCGATCCCCAGCAATTCAACTAACCGCATCCTGCCATGAGCGATAAAGAGCAGAAAAGCGAACTATTGGCTCCACTACACCAGGCTAGAGATCTTGGTAAAGAGGGTGCTAAAATAGTAACAGATGTTCAATCTGAAAATCATAAGGCAGTCCTTAACGAACAGCGTAAACGTGAGGCAGAGAGACGAGCCAAAGAAAAAGCCATTTTAGAACTAGAATTTAAAGCATTCGATAAGTTTCAAAAAGAAGAAGAACGAAAGAGAATGATCTCTGAGATGGAAGGACAGATAGTAGAACAGTATGGTAAAGGTGGATTGGCTAGAGTAAAAGAACTAAAAGAAGAGATTAGAAAACAAGACGAGGAAGATAAAAAGTTAATGAAAAAAGATGAAGAAAAGATCAACGACATGTTCTGGTGGGTCGTTGGTGTAACTTCGTTGATGTATGCAGCAGGGAAGTTGTTCACATGAGAGCGCCACAAATATTTGCTTTAATAGCATTCATAATAGGTATATCCTCTATTGTTGTAAAATCAGTAGAGAGATCTCACGAAACAAAAAGTGCAGCAAAGAGCGCACAAAAATGATGGAGGATTATATGGCAACTGGAGCTTATATCGTTTCTTTGATAGCATTAATAGTTTCTGCTTTTGCATTATCAGAAGCATATGATATTAAATGGAATAAAAAGTCTGATGACCAAGAGACCGATAAAAAATAACGGAGGTGATTTTGAACGACAAGAAACTTTTTAAATGGCTTGGATTATTAATACTGCTACCATTAGCTCTTGCTATTTTTGGTGGCGACAAGTTTCGTTATCCATGCCAAGATCCCGCAAACTGGGATAAAGAAATGTGTAAGAAACCTACGTGTGATGTAACTAGAACATGTCCAGAGCATATATTCAAAGGTGGAAGAGATCCAAGACTTGGACCACCACCAGATCAATTACCACAAGGAACACCACAAACAACTACAGGAGCGATGTGCAAATGAACGATAATTTTATGTATACAGAAGATCAGTTGATGGCGAGACTGCGTTTTTTCATTGGCGTATGTTTAGCACTAACATTAACAGGAATCGTATTCGTAGTTCTCTACTCTATTATATTTGTAACACAACCATTGAATGCTATTAGCCCTATTGATCAGAAATTCTTCGAGTTAATTATTCCTATCGCTACATTTCTAACAGGTACATTGTCTGGCATTATGCTAGCAGGTAATGATCCTGAGGCGAGAAAGAAAGCAATGGAAGCAGCAACAGCTAGACCAGCACCAACATCACCATCATCGCCAACGATGCCACCAAGACCAGGTATGCCATCTGTAGGTGGAATGATGAATAGTCTTGCTTCTGGTGCTACTGGATTCGGCATGGGCGCAGCTCCACAAATGATGACAAAAATGCCAGATCTAGAGCCAGGTGACCCAACTCATAGGAACTTTAGAAATGACTGATCTATTTGATCTCTACGTTAAATTCTTTTTGCAACTTTGGTTTGCTCCATACCAGGTGATAAAAAATGCATCGATACAAAACAATATTTGTAAGTGATGTTCATCTTGGTACTAAAGATTGCAAAGCAGAACTTCTCAATAACTTTCTAAAAAACAATACCTGCGAGAAACTGTATCTCGTAGGTGATATTATTGATGGTTGGAAAGTGCAGCGTAATAAGTTACGCTGGAAACAGTCACATAGTAATGTATTAAGAAGAATACTGGGTTTCTCCAAAAGAGGAACCCAAGTCATTTATGTGGCAGGAAATCACGATGAATTCTTACGGACTTTTATTCCTTTCGGAATTGGTCTTGGCAACATTACCATCTGCAATCATATTGAGCACGTGGGAGTGGATGGAAAGCATTATCTTGTTGTACATGGCGATATGTTTGATGGAATTACTCGCCTCCATAAGTGGTTATCTATTCTAGGTGATGGTGCCTACGATTTTGTATTGAATTTAAACTCTAAGTACAACTGGATTCGTCACAAGATGGGGTTTGGATATTGGTCTTTAAGCCAGTACCTTAAACACAAAGTTAAGCGAGCAGTTGATTTTATGTTTCAGTTTGAGAAAAACATAGCATCTTACTGTAAAAGAAAAGGATATGATGGCGTTATCTGTGGGCATATACACCACGCAGAAATTAAAGAAATAGATGGAGTGATTTATATGAATGATGGAGACTGGGTTGAATCCTGCACCGCATTAGTTGAACATCATAATGGTAAATGGGAAATAATTCATTGGGGAGAAATAATAAATGTGGATGCTGATAATAGTGGCAGTACACATAAACAATCCAAACGACATACCAGGAAGAGTGGAACTGAGATTCAACAGTGAACAACAGTGCATGCAAGCGCTAGATAGTATGACATATTGGTTAAAGTTTCAATCCTTTAAAGTGACTGCACAATGCAAAAAATCTTAATTATTACAGATGCCTGGGAACCACAAGTTAATGGAGTGGTTCGTACATATCAGAATACAATAAAAGAATTACATAGACTTGGGCATGAAGTTCAAGTTATTCATCCTTATTGTGATGGATTCAAAAGAGTTAAACTCCCAGCATATCCAGAAATTGAGTTAGTAAAAAACCCTTGGATAGTAAAACAAAAAATTCTCGATGCTTTGCTCGACGGATGGAAGATACACATAGCCACTGAAGGAACTCTTGGGATTTATGCAAGATTTATATTGAGGAAAGATGAGTTTACTACATGTTATCATACTCAATTTCCAGAATTTATAGAGAGTAGAACAAAAATACCAGCTTGGGTATTTTATCCATTTTACAGATGGTTTCACAATTCTGCTAGATCAATGATGGTACCAACTAAACCTATGGCTCAATTTTTACAACAGAAAGGTTTCACTTCTGTATCAATTTGGACAAGAGGTGTTGATCCTGAATTATTTAATCCCAAAAGAAAAACTAAAACTGAAGAACAACCATATATTCTTTGCGTATCTAGAGTATCACATGAAAAGGGATTAGATGATTTTTGTAAGTTAAACTATCCAAGAAAAGTATTAGTTGGTGATGGACCATATCTGGAAACTTTAAAGAAAAGATATCCAACAGTAGAGTTTCCTGGCAAGAAAGAAGGTATTGAATTGGCAGAGTGGTATGCTAATGCAGAAGCATTTGTATTTCCAAGTAAGACAGATACATTTGGTATTGTAATTTTGGAATCGTTAGCGTCAGGAACTCCAGTGGCAAGTTATTGGGAACCTGGACCAATAGAGACTATCGAACTCATGTACAATGGAATGATGAGCGATAATTTAGAACACGCAGTTAAGGTAGCAACAGAATTAGTTAAGAGAGACGATGTTGTTGAATCCAGCAAAAAGTGGACATGGGAGGGTGCTACCAAGGCATTTTTAGAGAATATAAGTAAGTAACCGCTAACTAATAACCCTACATTTTGTAGGGGTATCTCGAGACCCTCTACTGGAGAGGGTCTTTTTCATTTGCAGGGGGTTTACAATAATTAAGGTTTGGAGCATAATTATCTTATGATGAATGAGAAAGGAAATGAAATGAAAATGACTACTTATATGGTTTACCAACTCCCCTTCGGAAATGAGAATGCTCGCGAATTATCGTTTATGTCTGATAAAGAAATCGAAGAGATCTCTGATCAGTATGAGTTAGTTGCTCGGGTCGATGCCCGATCGATAGACGAAGTCTTCCGCATCGCAAACTTTGTGTGTGATGAAGATGCAAGTTTGATCGAAGTGGTCGGTGAGATGCATAGCCTGTCAGTAGGTGACATCGTCCATAACCTGGAAACTGATGAGACGTTTGTGTGCGCCAACTACGGTTGGAATAAAATTGAAATGAAAGAGAGTGTGTAATGTCTGTCTCTGATCTGAATTACTGGTTTTATGTATCTCTTTTGGATTCAAACCAGAACTACACATCCGAGGCAATAGATGCAGTAGTTGATGAATACGAAGAGAAGTTAAATGAGTTACAACTTGAACAACAATGTATGGCTAATAGGAGTGAATATGAGAACAATTGAATTTCGTGGTGAAAAGTTTGACACTAGTCATGGAACCCCATTTGATCGTGGTTCGGCTGACAGTTACTACCGTCGTGCTGAAAACCCACACTACTACCCAGAGGGTAGTTATGTTGGGAAACGAGTTGAGTCCAAAGATATGAGCATGTACGAACTGCGTGCTTATTTCGCTGGTTATGAGTATAATGAGAAGTTTGGTGATAAGAAAGATTGGAGTTAATATGAATGAAATGCAAAAAGAAGTGATGTTGATCGCACAAGAAGAGTGCGCTGAAGTTACGCAAGCAATAAGTAAATGTTTCAGATTTGGATTTGATTCTTCTTACAATGGTGCGAATAATCGCGAGCGTCTTGAAGAAGAAGTCGGTGATCTAATGTGCATGATCGATCTGCTGATCGATAGTGGGATTGTTAGCGAAGCAGCTGTAATGACATCTAAGCATGAGAAGATGATGAAGTTACAAAAGTGGTCTGCAATCTTTAAGGAAGTAGCATGATAACTCTTACTGATCTGCATCCTAGGCATATTGAGTTGTTAAACACAATGTGGGCTATGAATAGTTCAGATCAATATGATACCTGGAAGTGTTCGCTGCCCCTGGAGGTTATGAACGATGTGGATTCTCTGGAGATTTTATTAATTCTAGAGACGATCGACGAGTTGTATGTAAAAGATTTTCCAGATGCAAAGAACTTGTTAAGTAAATTTGCCCTAAAAGGATAAAAAGTGTATAATATATCTTCGAAGCCAAAAAATCTTGTTGCCAAAGATTTGCGCACACCTAAGTATCGCATGCGTGTGGTGGAGTCGAAGGTTCTTTACACACGTAAAACTAAACACAAGAAAGGTGCATATGAGTCTAAAATTTCAGAGTGAGATATACAAGAGTGGAATGCTCACCACTATTGAAGTGCACGATCACGAGTATGATCTAGTAGAATTTGTTATCAAACGCAATATGCTTGCAGAAGACGGCAAAACTCTAGTTGATACAAAGAGCAGTATGTATTTTACAAATAGAGAGTTTAAGGATTTCTTTTCTCAATTTACAAATGCTATGCAAGAAAGATTTAATAATGGAAACAAACTCGACTCCACAATTTAAAGAATGGCTATTAGGTTTACTACGAGATGAAAACACAAAAGATCTGCTGGTTACTTTTACCAAAAAAGATGGTTCGCAAAGAATCATCAACGCAACACTTGCGCAAAGTAGAATCCCGTCCGACAAGCAGCCAAAGTCTCAAGCCGAAGATTCCTATTCTTCTGCAGCCTGTCGAGTCTTTGACACAGAACTAGGCGAGTGGCGTAGTTTTCGCTGGGACTCTATTGTAAAGGTCAAAGCAGATATTTGACTTTAATTCAAGAATAAGGTATAATGTTAGTTCTAATGGAGGTTTCAAACCTATGAATACGGCAAAACGTAAGGCTAAAGTTGATGCGTTGATGGTAGCTATGAAAGGCGAAGAGCCGATCGTAACAATCGAACATTATACTATTGAATTAAATAAAGCACTGGCATGGTACTCAGAGCATAGCGACGAAAGGAAACTACGTAAATATGCTATCGAGTACTTTGCTAAACAAAAGAAACAATCAGAGGTATTGGCAATAAATAAGGCGACGGATTTCGAAATCCGCCAGATTGGCATCATCTGTCGTCTGCTTAGTCGTCAACAACAAATAAGTGACTTGCATATTTCTTGGTTAGACAAGACAATGCGCGAACTTATGGAAAAGTATTCTGTTCCTAAACAAGATGCAAAGAAAAAGACTGCTGTTGTTATTAACATCCAGGATCGTATCGATGAATCTGCTAAAAAGTATGCAGCAGAAATTGATGCTGAGATTGATTTGTTTGTTCTTAACAAGAGCAGCAGTTTTGAAACCAAAAACTTTCTATTGGCTAACTCGATCTCAGCACCAGTAGCCAAACGTATCGGTGAGTTTTACATTCCTACGCTAAACGAGATAAACGAGGTTCTTGCTGGTGACGATGAACAGCTAGTAGAGGGTTATTCAAACTTCACCAAGCGTGAACTCAAGAAGTATCTACAGTTTGTTGAGTCTATCATTCAGGACTGCCAGCAACAAGTGCAAACTGCTAAAGCTGCACGTTCGCCACGTAAGCGTAAGCCAGCATCACCGATCAAAATCGTAGCGAAGATGAAGTATATGAAAGAGTTTGCTGAACTAAATCTTAAATCTAGTCGTCCAGAGAATATTCTAACATCAAGTGAACTGTGGATATACAACACCAAGTATCGTAGGATACAGGTTTACAAGGCAGAGATGGATGTTCTTGGTGTCAAGGGAACAACTATCATTGGGTTCAATCTGAAAGATTCTTTGTCTTATACTCTTCGTAAACCAGAAGAATTCTTTAAGGATTTGAGTTTGTCTAAGCGTGCACTCAACTCAGCTATTAAGAAACTTACAACTAAGCCAGGAACACCAAATGGTCGTATCAATGAAGAGTGCATATTACTGGGAGCATTTTGATGATTCTTGTAGACTATAGTCAGGTGGCACTTGCTGCCATTCTGACATTTCAACGTGAACTGAAGGGTACAGAATCAGAGGTAAAGAATCTGATTCGTCATGCTACTCTGGCGACTCTGAAGTCATACAAGAAAAAGTATGCTAAAGAATATGGCGAGATGGTTATCTGTTGCGATGGACGCAAGTACTGGCGCAAAGATGTGTTCGAACATTATAAAGCCAATCGTAAGAAAGCCAGAGATAACTCAGATCTGGACTGGCATCTTATCTTTGATACGTTATCAGAAATGCGTGATGACATTGCTAAGCATTTCCCATGGCGTGTTGTACATGTTGACCGAGCAGAGGCAGACGACATCATTGCAGTTATGACAGAGTGGGCGCAGTCTAATGATCTATATGCGCAGGGATTGATCGAAGAACCACAGAAGGTTCTTATTCTGTCAAGCGATAAAGACTTCAAGCAGTTACAGCTGGAGCCATTTTCAACTGGTAATGTGCGTCAGTGGTCACCTATGCAGAAGAAATTTATCCAGGCATCTAAACAAGAAATTATAGATTTTACAATTGAGCATATCGTTAAGGGTGATTCTGGCGATGGCATACCAAATATTCTTTCCAAAGATGATGTGTTTGTTGCGGGCGAGCGCCAGAAACCAGTTAGTGCAAAACGTCTTACAGAGTTCCTACAGAAAGGTATTGCTGCTTGCCGTAGCGATGAGGAGAAACGTAACTGGGTTAGAAATGCAAAACTTATTGCATTCGACCATATCCCTGCAGACGTGAAAGAATCTATTCTTAATCACTACCTAAATAATAAACCCACAGGTGATAAGATGTCTGTTATGAATTATTTGATAGAGCATCGTTGCCGTTTGTTACTTGACGAAATTGAGGAGTTTTAATGACAAAGTTTGTTACTGAAATGTTGGCAGAAATTAATGATAATCCAGAGTTGCTTAAGACTACGTACAAAGGTAACAATGTTCTTAAGTTTATCTTTGAGCATTCTTTTATCAAGGAGAAGAGGTTTCTATTACCAGATACCGATCCACCATTTAAGAAAGATGCCGCACCAATAGGAATGAGTCCTGCTAATTTCTTACAGGAAACAAAAAGATTCTACGTCTTTTGCAGAGAAGATCTTTCCAAATTGCGTAGAGAAACTTTGTTTATTCAACTGTTGGAAAATGTTCATCCTTCTGAAGCAGATGTAATTCTTGCAGTTAAGAATCAGAAGTTAACAAAACTATACCCAAAAATAACAGCAAAGGTGGTTGCTGATGCTGGATTTATTCCAGCGCCACAGAAGAAAGAGAAAGAGTAATGCTAACAATAGAAATTACTGAATCTGCAACTGGAACAAAAACAGTTGGTGAACTGCGCAAGTATACAGAGAACACAGCAATGATGGTTCTTGTTAAAGACTTTCTGTCTGCTGAGTTGCAATCAGTTATTTTTGAATGGGATGGCAGTAAGTTTGTTTCACTCGATGGCAAGTACGAAAGCGACTTCCAATATACCAAAGAATATGAAGAAGCCAATGCACCATCTAGGCTGGTCAGGCACCCTAAGCCAGGACACTAGAATAACCCTACAATCCGTAGGGTTATTACCTGGATAGGGTTCCAGGGACTTTACAATAATTCAAGAATGGGGTATACTTGAGTTATAAACTTGAGAAAGGTAATTGTTATGAAAACCAAAGTAATCCTAGCCGTTGCAATATCTGCTCTGATGGCAGGCTGTGCTACCAAACAAGAGTCAGTTCGGGTTCTCCCCAAAGAGTCTGCTCTTGAAGCCAAGCCTGACATCAAGACAGCAGAAGTAACTTTCCACGAAAAGAATGGAACACTGATCCTTGAGTTTGACGAGCAGGGTTCATGGGTTCGCATTAAGACCAGTGGTACATCTCCCGTTGAATTCAATCATGCTAATGCACGTGAGCAAGCGTTCACGATCGCGACGATGCGTGCAAAACGTAATCTGGTTGAGTTCCTCAGCAATGACGTAAAGTCCCAGAAAGCAGTTAGCAATATTTCTGACGTGTTCCTCAAAGACATCGTTAAGGAAGATTCAACTAACAGCCTAAGGTCTTTGTCTGCTGATGAGGAAGGTACTGGCAATGCATCGCAGCAGAACTCAAACGAGAATCGTAACCGTGCTAACAAAGTTGCAACGAATGTGCGCGAGCAAATCGTTGACAATGCCAATGCGATCCTGCGTGGTGCGTATGTGTCCAAGCGTAACATTGATCCTGCAACCAATCAGGTTAGCGTAGAGATCAGTATCTCGCGTAAGACTATCACTGCTGCTCAACAGATTCGTGCTCAAATGGGAGGTCAGTAATGAATTTCGTTATCGGGTTTGTCCTTGGTTTTATTATCGCTACTGCTGGTGTTTCCAATGTGGCTAATGCTTTGGATACAGTAGTAAACTCGAGCAAAGAAATCATTAAAGAGAACGTGAAATGAAAAAGTTACTACTCGCCGCTTTGATTGCAACTTCCATGGCTGCTAATGCTGAGGAAGTTGTAGTTGATGGCTACGGTGCAACTTATGAGAGCGCACTGCGTGCTGCTAAGATTGCTGCGTTGGAGAAAGTTACTGGTACTTGGATTAATAGTGAACATTATCTGCGTAACAATAGAGCAGATGAACGCATCACTCAGTATAACGGCGGAGTGATCAAATCGTATAAAGTTCTTTCATACAGAGAGAATGTGGTGACAATTGTGGCAGATGTAGACGTTGTAAAAGACAATCGTGTTGCCATGAATTCTACCCACGAGGTTAGTGACGAGGATAGGCAGAAACTTGTTGATCGCCAAAGAAACTACAATAACATCAGAGTGGCTATGGATGTTATGGACGGAAACTCCTCCATGTTCTTTAAGCAGACAGGTGTACAGTATGTGAATCGTGGTGAGAGTACGACAGTTGTTGTGAATGGTTTAATCGGCTGGAATAAGAAATGGGTCTCGGACTTTAAGTCGCTACTACAAACATCAGGCAATCGTGGCGATACGGTAACCGACACTAAACAGCGTATGGCTGGTGGCGTAGTACATAACCTTCTTATGTTGAATCCAATTCTGGCAGGCATTGCATCTGTTCCCCTGTCCAGAGTGCAGGAAGAGGAAGTTGTAGATAATACACCGATGGTTTGTTTTAACTCTAGTGGGGATTGCTACAAAACTCAGATTGGATTGCGTAGATTCGAGTATGGCACACCAATCAAACTAGAAGTACGTGGCTATAGAGAAGATCTGTTAGTTACCAACAAAGCGATTGCATTTAGAGATACAAACTTGTATGAGAACATTTCAGCTGGATCATCAAGAGATATGTGGCACAATGGCAAAGAAAAGTTTATGAATCCGACACTTATGGTGAACGAGAATAATATTATGCCAGTGCACTTTTCGTTTGAGATGAGAACTGCTGATTTGTCTAGGATTACATCATTTAGATATGGAGTGAAATAAAATGCCAAACTGGTGCGATAATAGCGTTACATTATATAATGAAGATGTTGAGAAGGTTTCTGCTTTGGCTGAGGAGATGGGTAGAGAGAACGAAGAAGGTAAAATGATTGCGTGTCCCTTCCAGCATTTGCGCCCACGTCCAGCTGACCAAGAAGAAAACTGGTATGAATGGAATCTGGCCAACTGGGGAACCAAGTGGGATGCTTCTATTATCGATTGGGAACGTAGAGATGATAATGAGATTTGGATATCTTTTGATTCTGCATGGGCACCACCAATAACTTTATATGATTATCTTACAGAGAATGGTTGGAATGTGGATGCAATATATCATGAGCCAGGAATGAATTTTGCTGGGCAATATAATAACGGCATCGATAATTACTTTGAGTATGATGTTAGCGATCCAGACTTTCTCGATAGTCTTCCTGGCGAAATAATCGAGTTTGCCAATTTGTTTGATGCGCATCAGGAATGGATTGTTCGAGAACTAGAGAGCAATTGGGATGATGAAGAACGTAGCGACTGGCACAAAGCAAAGAGTAAACCAGAAGTTGAAGGATGGTATGAAGTTGCACTGAAAGACTGGCAACATGTACAATTTATGGAATTTAAAGATGGTGAATGGGATTGCTACGATCCTAAAACCATAGACAAGTGGCGTGGTCTTGCTAAAAGCCCAGAGGTTTTAAATGAGACCGTATGAAGAAGTAGTTGAAGGATGGGTTAGAGATTTTGTGTCAACAATGGATGATGGATGGCTTCGCCCAGGAGATCAATCTGGCGATGAACCACTCGGTGTGAAAATTATTTTTGATGGATATGGTTACAACGAAGAAACCAACGAAGACAATGACGAAAACATAATGTCGTTTGCTGTGTTCGTGCATAAAGATTCTCTCAATGGAGAGGAATTTCCTGAGCATGAACAAACACCATGGGCATTGATTCATCGTCCTAAGGAAGAAGTTTGTATTTGGGTTTGGTATACTGTCGACACAGACGAGGTTGAGGTAATTCCATTTGAAGACGGTTCGACGGAAATGGATCATGAAGAAATCTATCGAATAATCGATAAGTTAGATAAGGAAGAGTATGAAGGATAAATGGACTGACGCATACATGGATACAGCTGAAAGATTTGCCCAGCTGTCCAGTGCTGTTAGGCTAAAGGTAGGTGCTGTTGTTGTAAAAGATCATCGCATTATCTCAATCGGCTACAATGGAATGCCATCTGGTTGGGACAATGTGTGTGAGGAAAAAGTATATACACAAGATGGTGACTATTATTTAAAAACGAAAGATGAGGTTATTCATGCTGAAGCAAACGCTATACTTAAACTTGCAAAATCTGGCGACGGAGGTAATGATGCCAGTTTATTTTGTACTCATGCTCCTTGTGTTGAATGTGCTAAACTAATTTACGGTGCAGGAATTAATAAATTCTATTATCGTAATTCATACAGAGATGAATCAGGATTAAAATTCTTAGAGAAATGTTCTATTCATGTAGAACAGCTAACTAAGTAGTAGTTCATGCTTCCTTAGTATAATGGTATTACAGTGGATTTGTAATCCTCTGATGGGAGTTCGATTCTCTCAGGGAGCACCAATTGTTATTGTCTCGTAGTTCAGATGGTAGAACAGCGGACTGTTAATCCGTATGTCGCTGGTTCGATCCCAGCCGAGACAGCCAGTTTACCGAGTGTAGTTCAGTCTGGTTAGAATACATGCTTTGGGAGCATGGGGTCGTAGGTTCGAATCCTACCACTCGGACCATATATGCGACTGTAGTTCAGTGGATAGAACAACAGCCTTCTAAGCTGTGGGTCGCAGGTTCGATCCCTGCCAGTCGCGCCATTGATTTTATAGACTATGATAATTGAAAAATACAATGGTTAAAAACCAGTGGAAACCCTACCAAATTGACTAAGTAAATTAGTAGGGCATTTTTAATTGAAATAAACAAACAGGAGAAATTATGAAAGTCAAAGGTACTAAAACAGAACAGTGTTTGAAAGATGCATTTTCTGGAGAATCGAAAGCCAATCGTCGCTATCTTTACTTCGCGAACATGGCAGACATCGCAGGTGCGCCAGAAGTTGCAAACGTATTTCGTAACACAGCTGAGGGTGAAACAGGACATGCTCATGGTCACATGGAATATTTGATTAATGGCGACAGTGGTGATCCAGAAACTGGTTTACCAGCCAGCACTGTAGAACAGGCATTGGAATCTGCTATCGCAGGCGAGACACATGAGTATACAGATATGTATCCAGGTATGGCTAAAACTGCTCGCGATGAAGGATTTGATGAGATTGCTGATTGGTTTGAAACATTAGCCAAAGCTGAGCGTAGCCATGCTGGCAAATTCAAAAGAACTCTTGATGCTTACAAAGCAGAACAGAACTAGCACTAGTAGCTCAGTTGGTTAGAGCAGAGGACTCATAATCCTTTGGTCGTAGGTTCGAGTCCTACCTGGTGCACCAATAAGTAGTAACAGTGGGAGGTAACTCCCACTAATTCATTGAAAGGATCGTTATGTTCATTAAAGTTACCAATGCTCATTCAGAGCACAAAGGCGAGAAACTGATTATTCGTAAGGATATTATTCGATCAGTCCATCGCGCAGAAATTCGTCCAGAAAAAGATATAGAAGAAGATAACGTAACAACTATCTACGAAACAGTCACAGTTGTATTCTGTGGTGAGTTAGGTAGCTGGTATGTTGACGAGAGCATAGATGAAATCTACGAGATGCTCAAATGAGTGACGGAGGTAAAGGTAGCGCACCAAGACCACTGAGTGTCGATAGAAAGACATTCGATGATAACTGGGACAAGATATTTAAGAAGCCAGACTGGGATAATTACAGTGATCTTCCAGCTGTAAACGCATACGATGTGCCAATACTAGATAATGAAGACATGTGGGTGCAAGAGGTTATCGATAAAAGTGGCTGTTAGGAGATAGTATGCAGAGTATCAACGTCAACGAGGTTAGAGAATTTATCGAAGCGCAGTCTAGCGAAACAAAGATTTATATTGGTGGCGACTCAGAAAGATTTCTTATCGGTGACGATTGGTATGCAGACTATACTCTATGCGTTGTTATTCACATAGATGGCAAGCATGGCTGTAAAATCTTTGGCGAGGTGCATCGCGAGAGAGATTGGGATCAGAAGAAGAATCGCCCACGTATGCGTCTGATGAATGAGGTATATAAAATTGCAGACCTATATCTGCGACTACATGATGTCCTGGAGGATAGACAGGTAGAAGTGCATCTGGATATCAATCCATCAGAAATGCATGGTAGTTCCTGTGTGATGAACGAAGCCATAGGTTATATTCGTGGCATGTGCAACGTGATTCCAATGGTCAAACCCAAAGCATTTGCGGCATCATACGCTGCTGATCGTCTCAAGCATATTCTGGCAGATCGCGCTGCTGCGTAACGAATAAGTAGTAGATTGCGGGTAAAGTGTTTACGGTTACACGTCTGCCTTCCAAGCAGAAATAGACGAGTTCGAATCTCGCTTCCCGCTCCATCATTTACAAGGAGGCATTATGGATAATACTGATGTTGTGAATGTCGAAGAAACTCACATGACATTTAAAGACAAATGGCATGCTGAGAAACTATTAAAGCAGTCCAAGAAGAAAGCACGTAAGCAACTGCAGAAGCAGGGATTTAGTAATCTCGATGCTCGAAAGGCAGTCAACAGTGCCATGAATCGCATCGTCGATAACAAGCCAATGAAACGTGTCGCTGGTAGAGGTGGCTGATGATTCTCACCTGCGGACATAGATCAAGTGAAGGCAATGCCGTGGTGTGTAAAGATTATACAGATAAAGGTACAAGAGCACTGGCGTACAGATATGTTTGCAATCATTGCTATAGAGAATATAAACAAGACCAAATTGTATTTTACAGCGACAGAGACGCAGAGAGATGGTTACTGAATGCTTAAGAATCTAACTCCATCGGATAAGGTAGAACTGCTAATAGTTCTATTGGCTATGCTTGGATGCACTGTGCTGGTGGTTAGCATCGTGGCATGGTCTAACGGCAAAGACGTGGACTATTTCAAGGAAAGAGTTATTATGTTGGACAACAGAATGAACGTGCTCGATAAGAGAGTTCACGATTCTGTTCTCAGGCAGGAAGAGGTAGTTAAGAAGATGAACGAGACAGTTACACAGTTAAATAGTGTAACGACGAAAGTAGAAGAGCATGATAAATGGCTGGATGAGTGGAAGAAATTACCCTCTCTACCCAAGCCAAAGGAAAGAAGATGACACCACATTGGATACTGATTCTCATGCTCAATGGGCAGGTGGCAGATTTTCCAGACAAGTATAAGACCAATGCAGCATGCGAGGAACATAGGAAGTTAATAGAACGAGCACTCAAGCAAGCCGAATCCACTGCCACAGTACGCTGTGAGTGGAAACAATCAAAGGAGAAATAAATGGCTGAAGAGAATCTAGAAGAGATGGTGCGAGAAATAGATGCATATTTGGTTAGAACAATGGCAAAGTACGAGGTAGATCCACTGAAGTTATCCGCTATTATCAATGCACGTCTGATGTGGATAAACTATCTCGGTGGCAGCGAGGATGACTTTAAGAAAGCACTGGTTGACTTTAGCCAGTCATCTATACGAGGAGAGTTGCATTGAGAGAGATGAATAAAATGGACCAGAAGATGCCAATGCCCTACGAGGAATGGAAACAATCCAGAGTCTTTAATCTGGACGATAGTTACATCAAAGCATTTGAGAGATTACATAAGGTGAATCCAGCAGAAGAGATTGAGGAGATGCTGAGAAAAGAGTATGAAGAATATAGAATGGACTTCGACGGCAGATGGTTAAATTTATAGGAATCTTTGTGGTGATCTTTAGTATATCACTGCTAGTGATTCCTGGTGTGGGAATACTGTATGGTCTATCCAAGAAGCACGTGATTCTCCCAATCTATGCTAAAATTACAGATCCAGGTCCATTGTACGTAGACGACAGGAGGTGCTGCAGATGATTGAAGTTATAATAGTTTTGGCAGTAATGGCAATCATTGGATATATTATTTGGGCAGGCGACGAGATATATCGAGACGACGATGAGTGATTCCAAGGTAATTATCATATCAGATCTGCTGGACACACGTGCTCGGAAAGAGAAAGAACTGGCATTCTATCAGGATGAGCTGCGCAAGCTGGAAGAAAAGATGAAGTGGCTCAAAATGGAGATTCGGCTGACCAGCGACATTATTACAATGATCGAGAAAGAAAAGATCATAGACATCAAGGAGATGATAAAAAATGCTCATGACTGAATTAATATTAGGATTACTCTATTCGGCGAGCAGC